TAAAAAGAAGCCCAGAAAATAAATGGTATGACATAATAGAAGACTTTGATTTAATAGAAGCTTCATTTGCTATGCAATATGGAATAAGACTTAGAAATGATAATATGTCCTGGAGTGAATTTTGTACTTTGTTAACAGGAATAATGCCTAAGACACCATTAGGTGAAATAGTAAGTATTAGGAGTGAAGAAGATAAGGATATACTTAAAAACTTCACTCCTGAACAACATAGAATTCGAAATGATTGGAGAAATAGAGTTAATCCTATTAGGGATATGAGTGATGATGAAAAAGAAGAAGAAATAAAAAAGGTACAAGAAATATTTGCAAAAGCTTTTGGATAGTTTATACTTAAATTAACATTTCTGTTAATGGAGGGGCATATATGGAAGATATTCTAATAAAAAGTGTTGGTAAGAAAGTGATTGTAAACACGAATGGAATAACAATAACTAAAACTATAGGGAAAGATTTAGAAATACCTTTAAGTAGTATTAATGATATAAGCTATACAGAAGGAGTATCTAATAAAGCAGGATTTCTTTATATTAATTTTATTAACAACAATGGTGAGATAAAAAAAGAAGATGTAGTATTTAATTATGTTTATAATGATATTGTAGAGGAAGTCGTAAAAGGAATATTAAATTACTTACAAAATCCTAATGAACCTTTAGTTGTAAATCAAAAAGAAAAAGTAGGCTTTTTTAGTCAAATTAATAAGGAAGCCAAAGATAAATCACTAACAAAAATGGAGCAAAAGAAAGAAGAAAAAGAAAGATTGCTTAGGCTACAAAAGGAAGGAGTCCCTTATTGTCCTAAATGTAAATCTACTAGTCTAACTACAACTAATAAAAAATTAAGCGTAGGAAGAGCTGTAGTAGGTGGAGCATTACTAGGAGGAACAGGGGCAGTACTTGGAGGATTAACTAGTAAAAAGGTAGAACTTCTATGTATGAATTGTGGACATAAATTTAAACCAGGTAAGAAATAAATATATATAAAGAAAGC